GGTGGTGGTGCTGGTGGTGCCGGAACTCCAGCATATGGTGCAGCAATTATTGGTGGTAATGGTGGTATAGGAATCTTCTCATCAATGAGTGGTTCAAACGTAGCATACGCTGGTGGCGGTGGCGGTTCTGGTGATGGCGCTAGTGCCAATAATCAAGGTAAAGGTGGCGGCGGTTATGCTTTATATTCTACTGGCGCACCGTGGTTAGGCACACCATTTGGTGGTGCTACAGCAAGCGCAGCACCAGCCGCACCAGCCGCAGTCACTTCAGGCAACACAAACACTGGTGGTGGAGGTAGTGGTCAATATTATGGTGGTGGTGCTGGTGGTTCAGGTATCGTAATTATTAAGTGGTAAATCGTCAAATAAATAGTTTTATTTTAAAGGTGATTGAATGAATAACGAACAAATTTCTTATGCACAATATTTAATTGGTAACAATAACAAACTTGTTTGTGGTATCGATACTGCAATTAAAGCGTTAAGACCATCGGCTCGATATGACATGTCTGCTTCTGGTGGACACTTTGAGTTTACACGTTGGGAAGACGATGCAGGAACAAAACCACCAACAAAAGATGAGATTTTCGCTGAACTAGAATATCAGAATAAGTTTATTGATTACTGGCAGCATTTCTTAGACCGTGCTGCAAACTATCCTGATATTGTCACTCTGGTCAATCATCTTTACGATGCAATGGACAACAGTGAGATTCCAGGAAAAGGAACTAAATTCTATAACACTATTAAAGAAGTGAATGACAAGTTTCCAAGACCTGATGGTGAGCCGCCGGTAAGAACTGATAAATAAAAACAAATAAGGAATTAAATGTCGTACATTGGAAATCAAGTAACATCTGTACCTTTTACTGCTGACGTTTTCAGTGGTACAGGAAGCGCCACGGTCTTTGGACCAATGATACGCATACCCGCCACTGCTGCTTCGGTGGCAGTTTTTGTTGATGGTTCTTATAAGACTCCAGGTGTCGATTATGTATTAAATGTAGATTACCTGGTTTTTACAACACCGCCAGCATCAGGTACAAATAATGTTGTTGCACATCATCTAGGTAATGGAGTTATGGCAACACAAGTTCCAGTTGATGGATCGGTTACAGTATCAAAATTTGCGCCATCCGCAAATTCAAAAATTACAGGTTCGGGCTTAGTCGGCTCAATCATTTTCGGAGGTTAATAAATGGCTGCGCCAAACATTGTTAGCGTAATAGATATTAGAGGTAAAAGTAATGTCGCCAACATTACAACAGTTTCATCGTCAGTGATTGTCAATGCTGTTAATTCAGGCAAAGTGTTTAAAATTAACACATTGATTGTTTCGAATGTTGACGGCACAAACGCTGGCAATGTTTCAGTAGAATTGTTTAAATTTGGCGCACAAAACACAAGTACAGGTAGTGGTAATGCAACATATGCTATTGCCAATACGGTTACTGTACCTGCTAGATCGTCACTTGATATTTTGTCTAAATCACTTTATCTAGAAGAAGGTGACCAAATCAAAGTAAAAGGTGATGCAAACAATCGTCTACACTTCATTTCATCTTTTGAAGAGATCAGTTAATGCCTTTAGGTTTAAATGGCGGCATCATTGGCCTAGTAAATCAAAGTTCAAGATTCGGAACAACAAGTGGCATCTGGACGCTTGATCAAGTAAACGTCAACAGACTTGCTAGTTTATGGCCTGTTGATACTCTTCTTTCCACTGGCGTTCAAATCTTTACAGAAAGCACTTCTTGGACAGTGCCACAAGATGTATCATCAGTTGAATATCTTGTCATTGGTGGTGGAGGTGGAGGTGGTGGTTCACTTGGTGGTGGTGGAGGTGGTGGTGGGTTCAGAACAAGCCCCGCACTGCCTGTAACACCAGGCACAACTATGTCTATCGTTGTTGGTGCCGGAGGCGGTGGTGGTCCACAAACTCCAGGTGGTGCAGTGAACACGGATGGTTCAAATGGTTCCAATTCGGGCATATTAAGCACATCACCATTTCCTTCAATATGGTCAAGTGGTGGTGGCGGCGGCGGTGGAAATGCTGGTGTCCCGGGGACAGGTGGTTATGGTTTTGCTGGTGGTTCTGGTGGCGGTGGCGGAACTTCTGGACCATTTTCATATCCCGGTGGTGCAGGAAATATCGGTGGATATTCTCCAGCAGAAGGATCTAATGGTGGTACAGGTGCGGGTTCGCCTGGCGGTGGCGGTCGTTCTGGTGGTGGTGGCGGCGGTGCGGGTGCTGTTGGTCAAGGTGTACCATCGCCTGCACCATACGCTGGAGGAATAGGTTTAACAAGTTCGATAACAGGAACATCAACTTATTATGCTGGTGGTGGTGGAGGTTCCAATTATGCAACTGCTGGTGTAGGTGGATTAGGTGGTGGTGGTAGAGGCGCACAGATGTCTAATGCACCTCGAATTCCAGCAGCCAATGGAACTGCTTCAACCGGCGGAGGTGGTGGAGGTGGCACAGACAATCCAACTGGGTTAGCAAAAGAGGGCAACGGCGGTTCTGGTGTAGTCATTCTTAAATGGACTTTTGGTGTAACACCAAATCAAATATTTGTCTTTGCGAACACGGGTCAGTTAGTAATGCCGCAGGGTGTCACATCAATCGATTATTTGTTAGTCGCTGGTGGTGGCGGTGGAGGATCGTCCAGTCCAGCGTTTGGTATTGGCGGCGGTGGTGGTGCTGGTGGAGTGCGTCAAGGTGTAGGATATCCAGTAGGTCCCGGTCAATTATATACAATTCAAATTGGTTCAGGTGGTTCTTCTGTATTTGGATCATCTAATGGTTCTAATTCTGTTATTTCTAGTGGAAATACAGCAAATTCTGTATTGATATCAGCCAGCGGCGGCGGTGGCGGTGGAAGAGGTGATACCCCTGGTGGTGGTAATGGTTTATCTGGTGGATCAGGAGGTGGTGCTACAGGCGCTACGGTGTCAGGTCTAGGTAATATAGGTGGTTATACACCATCAGAAGGAAATAGTGGTGGTTTGGGTGCCGGAAATCCAGGAGTACCTAATTGGGGTGCTGGTGGAGGCGGTGGAGCAGGCAGTGTTGGAGTGAATGGTACAACTACTGTTGGTGGTAACGGTGGTATAGGAATCTTTTCAACAATCACAGGTTCAAATACCGCTTTTGCTGGTGGTGGCGGTGGAGCAACATTCAATGGAGGCACATCAGGAAAAGGTGGCGGTGGTTATGCTTCTTTCGGAACTTTATTGGGAACTCCATTTGGTGCCACTGATGGTACAACCGGACCTTTTGCGGCCTCTTCTGCTAATGTTAATAGTGGTAGTGGTGGTGGCGGTGGTGGTGGCGCACCGGGCAGTGGTGGTCCAGGTGGCGCAGGTGGTTCAGGTTTTGCTGTCATTAAAGTCTCAGCAACACAAAATAAGGTAGCAGTGTTTTCCAATACAGCAACATGGAATGTGCCTGCTGGTGTGACATCAATTGAGTATTTGATGATTGCTGGAGGTGGTGGTGGAGGTGGTGGCAACGGTGGTGGTGGTGGAGGTGCCGGAGGCTATAGAGTAAGCCCTTCTTTAACAGTAACACCAGGCGCAACACATACAGTTGTGATTGGTGCTGGTGGTACTGGCGCTCCAACAGTAAGCGTTCTTGGAAGTAATGGTTCAAATTCAGGTATTTGGTCTACATCACCATTTCCCGCCGTCTGGTCAACAGGTGGTGGTGGCGGAGGTGGTAGTGATAGCACTGCTACTATTTCAAACGGTCTTTCTGGTGGTTCTGGAGGTGGCGGTGCCACACAAGGATCAACTGCAGGAAATGCTGGAAGAGGAAATCTTGGAGCGTATGTTTCTGCCGAAGGATTTGGTGGTGGAATAGGCATATCTGATGGCGCATCTTTTAGAAGTGGTGGTGGAGGTGGTGGTGCTAGTGCTAACGGAACGAATGCGGGTGGTTCACCACTTTTTGGCGGCAATGGCGGTATAGGAATTTTTTCAACAATCTCAGGCTCAAACACTGCATATGCCGGTGGTGGAGGTGGTGGATCATTCACTCCCGCTCCAAACTTTCCTGGATTTGGTGGTGGTGGCTATTCATCCTATGGAACTTCATTGGGCACACCCTTCGGAGGCGGTAATGGAGGTTTGGGCACTCCTATTTCGTCAACAACAGGAACGGGTGGAACGGGCGGCGGTGGCGGTGGTGGCGGTCGAAACCCAAATGGCGCTGGTGCTGCCGGTGGTTCTGGCATCGTAATTCTCAAATGGACATAACAAATGGCATTAAGAAGATTTAACGGTGGTTTAATTGGTGCTAGAAATATTTCTAGTAACACTTCTGCCATTGGTTTGTGGAATGCAAACGAAATTCAATTAGCAAGACTTGTGGGCATTTGGCCAACTTACGCTGCACCTTCGATTGGTGTTCAAATCTTCACAGAAAGCACTTCTTGGGTTGTACCGTCGGGTGTGTCACAAGTGGATTATGTTGTTATTGCCGGTGGTGGTGGCGGTGGTGCTGGAGATGGTGGTGGTGGCGGCGCAGGTGGGTTTTTAACTGGAACTTCTTTGTCAGTTGTACCAGGACAATCATATACAATCGCTGTTGGTGCAGGTGGTTCGGGTGGACCTTCTGCTTCTCAAGTTAAAGGCTCCAACGGTTCAAACTCTGGCATTTGGTCGTCATCACCCTTTCCATCAATCTGGTCTATTGGCGGTGGCGGTGGTGGTGGACAATCACCTGGAATTGCAACATTTGGAAATTCCGGCGGATCTGGTGGGGGTGGTACAGTATCTCCACAAGGCTTTCCAGTTGGACCAGCAGGCTTAGGTACACCAGGACAAGGTTTCAACGGTGGCGATAGTTATGCTGGTGGTGGCAACTACGGTTCGGGTGGTGGTGGCGGTGCTGGCGGTGTTGGACAAAACGGAACACCGGGTGGGGGTGGAATTGTAGCGGGTGGTAATGGTGGTATAGGAATATTTTCTTCGATAAGTGGTGCAAACGTTGCATATGCTGGTGGTGGTGGCGGCGGCGCATATGGATCACCCATAGCCGATTCTGCCAGAGGTGGCGGTGGTTATGCAAACTACTCAACAGGATCACCTTGGTTGGGCACACCGTTTGGTGGTGGTGACGGTGGACTTGGTGGTGTTGGACCCACTGCTATTGCCGGCACTGCTGCAAATGCAAATACAAACACCGGCGGAGGTGGAGGCGGAGGCGGTGCCAATCCTTCAGGCAATCAAGGAGGAGGATCCGGAGCATCTGGTGTCATCATTCTCAAATGGACTTTTGGCGTAACACCAAATCAAACATTCGTTTTTGCAAACACAGGTCAATTTAGAGTACCTGATGGTGTCACAACAATTGATTATCTGCTTGTTGGTGGTGGTGGTGGTGGAGGTAGATTTTATGGCGGAGGTGGTGGTGCAGGGGGTGTTCTTCAAGGAACTAGTTATCCTGTAGCACCAAATCAATTGTACACCGTTCAAATTGGTTCTGGTGGTACTGGTTCAACCGCAGATAATGTGCCAGGTTCTAATGGGGTAAATACAATCTTTGCTGTTGGCAATACAAGTACAGCAAATGGAGCATCTAACACTGCTTTATTAACTGCAATAGGCGGCGGTGGAGGTGGTTCTTACAACGGCGGTACTGCTCGTTCTGGTGGTTCTGGTGGGGGTGCTGGCAGTTGGTCAAATGCTCCCGGTGGTGGTGCAGGAACACCGAGACAAGGATTTGCTGGAGGTGGTGCAGCATTTCAACCAGGAATATACGCAACTAGTGGTGGTGGCGGCGGCGCTGCTAATATAGGTGGCAACGGTTCTACCACTACTCCTTATAGAAGCGGTAATGGTGGTATAGGAATATTCTCAACAATTACTGGCTCAAACACTGGGTATGCTGGAGGCGGTGGAGGCGGTGTAGATAATCAATTTGGTACTGGTATAGCAGGAATTGGTGCAATCAGTTTTGGTGGAGCAAATGGTGGAGTATTAATTGCAGGTTCAACTGGCAACACAAACACTGGCGGTGGTGGTGGAGGTGGTGGATATTCACCATCACCTGCCGCTGGCCAAAGTGGTGGCGCCGGCGGTTCAGGATTTGCTGTTATCAAAATATCTGCAACACAAAATAATGTTGCAATATTTTATAACACAGGGCAATGGACTGTTCCCAATGGCGTAACATCAGTCGAATATCTTATTGTTGCTGGTGGTGGTGCAGGTGGCACTGGCATTGGTGCTGCCGGAGCCGGAGGTGGTGGTGCTGGTGGTTTATTATCAGGCACCACATCAGTCACACCAGGAAACACACACACCATTACCGTTGGTGGTGGTGGAGCAGCATCGGCACCTTCTCAATCAACTAGTGGCAGCAACTCTTCGTTTAATGCAAATGGAACAGCAATAGTTGCAATAGGTGGAGGTCGTGGTGGAGGTTATCTTGCTCCCGCTTATTATGCTGCGGCAGTAGGTGGATCTGGTGGTGGCGGTGTTGGTTTTAGTCAACCAGTTGGTGCCGCTGGAACACCAGGTCAAGGAAATTCTGGTGGTTCAAATCCTGGCGGCGCACAATATGCTGGCTCAGGTGGTGGTGGTGCTGGTGCTGCCGCAACACCTGGTGCTTTTGGTAATGGTGGTATAGGAATATTCTCAACAATCACAGGCTCTAATACCGCATACGCTGGGGGCGGCGGTGGTGGTGGTGATAATGTTGGAACAAATCCGGGTGGTTGTGTTGGTGGACAAGGTGGTGGTGGTAACGGTGGTATTGATGCACCAGTCAGTCGCACAGCGCAAAGCGGAAATACCTCAACGGGTGGTGGAGGAGGTGGTGGCGTAGAAACACCTGCAATTGGTGTTGGTGGACGGGGTGGTTCCGGCGTAGTCATTCTCAAATGGACATAAATAGATTTATAAATATAAAGTAATTTTTAACACAAGGGAGTTTTAACAAATGGCACATTTTGCACAACTTGATGAAAACAACGTAGTAACACAAGTCATTGTTGTGTCTAACAATGAACTGCTTGACGCATCTGGTCAGGAACGTGAAGAAATGGGTATTGGTTTTTGCCAAAGATTGTTCGGTGGCAATTGGAAGCAAACATCATACAATCATAACTTCCGTAAGCGTTACGCAGGTATCGGTTATACATACAATTCAGAACTTGATGCATTCGTTCCCCCTAAACCATATCCATCATGGGTACTAGACAATGATGAAGCAAATTGGGAAGCACCCGTAGCACAACCAGCAGACATGGGAATGGGTGAAGGTAAGAAGATGTATGCATGGAATGAAGAAACAACATCATGGGATGAAGTGGAACCAGTTCCACCTCCTGAATTTGCATCTTAACTTGACGTATAAATTATTTTTATTTCAAAGAACCCTGCTTCGGCAGGGTTTTTTATTAGCGGTATGAGATTGACTAAATACACAATTAGAAGGAGACAATCTTGGCCGCATATGTAGAAATTACCATTGAACAAGGTGCAAACCTTACATCAACAGTTACCGTCAACGATACGCAAGGTGACTCTGTAAATCTTTCAACATATTCTGCTTCGGCACAATTACGCAAATCATATTATTCTTCATCAGCAAACACATTAACAGCAACAATTACTGGCAATGCAAACGGTCAAATCACATTATCGATGACCGCTGCAAACACATCAAATCTAACACCTGGTCGTTATGTTTATGATTTGATTATTCGAAATTCAACTGATAATTCTGTGACACGTGTTGTAGAAGGCACTGCTGTTGTTCTTCCATCAGTTACGAGGTAAGTCATGCCAGATTTAGGTAAGGTCACGGTTTTTCAACCAAACAGAACAACGCTTGTATCACCAAATTACAAACCAAAACCAAACGTTACTTTAGCTGAAATAAATGATGTATCTACTGAGGGTGTTCAAGATGGCGACTCTTTAGTTTACAATTCAGCAAATAATCGTTTTGAAATGAAAATTGCTACTACCGTTTTAGAAAAACTTGACGGTGGATTATTCTAAGAATTACAAATGGCAAATACACCAATTCAAATAAAACGTTCGCTAACGTCGAACACACCAGCAACACTAAACATCGGCGAACCGGCTTATTCATATAGCAGTAATACATTATTCATTGGTTCACCAGGTAGTGATGGACCAATTGCTATTGGTGGCTATGATTCTTACATTCGTGGCATTTCTGCATATGGCAAATTAAATACTGCACACAATCATGCAAACTCCGCTTATGTTCGTGCAAACAATGCGTTAAACGCTAACGTTGGTGGTTTAATTACCGGTGATGTTACTATTCAAGGTAATCTAAGCATCATTGGTGGTTCGATTGGTGCCAATGTACCTGTTGTGTTAATTGGTGACAATATAATTTCATTGAACACTGCAATCAGTCCGTCGGGTGAACCGACAATGAATGCGGGTATTGAGATTGATCGTGGCGCACAGCCAAACGTTTACTTGTTATGGAACGAAACAGATAACAAGTGGACATTTACAAATGATGGTATAAATTATGATGACTTAGGTGGTTCAGCGCCAGCATCTTATGCAAACTCTGCATTTGTAAAAGCCAACTCGGCATTCTTACATGCTAATTATTCATTCAATCATGCAAACAGTGGCTTCATTCAAGCCAATTCGTCGTTCTTACATGCTAATTTTGCTTTTGCAAATGCGAATGCGGGTTTTGCTGCTGCTAATGCGGCATACATTCATGCTAACTCTGGATTCATTCAAGCCAATTCATCTTTCTTTCATGTAAATGCGGCATACTTACATGCAAATGCGGCATACACAAGTCAGAACACAAGTGGCATCAGAGCAAACTCGGCATTTGAACAAGCCAATGCAGCATTCATTCACGCCAATTCTGCGTTTCAGTTTCAAAATGCATCAGGCAGTTATGCAAACAGCGGTTTCATTCAAGCCAACTCTGCATATCATCACGCTAACGCCGCCTTTGCAAATGCCAACGGTGCTTTTGCTGCCGCTAATGCCGCATATATTCAGGCTAATAGTGCATTTATAAAAACAAATGCTGCATTTATACATGCAAACAGTGGCTTCATAAAAACAAACTCAGCATTTGATCATGCGAATGCAGCTTTTGCAAATGCCAACGGTGCCTTTGCTGCCGCTAATGCAGCCTTTGCAAATGCCAATGGTGCTTTTGCGAAATCTAATGCTGCATATAATCATGCAAACTCCGGATTTATTCAAGCCAATGCAGCATTCAATCATGCAAATGCAGGATTCATTCGTGCAAACAATTCACTGAATGCCAATGTTGGTGGTCAAGTTACCGGTGATGTTGTTATCGTTGGTAATCTCACATCAAATACATTAACAACAACAGGTTCAAACGGTAGCATTACAGGTGCTAATGCTATCTTCTCTAATTATTTCTTTGGTGCAAATGGCACAGTAGACCTGTATGTCTACACATCATATGCTTTTGCAAACGCTAACGGTGCTTTTGCTAGAGCCAACGCCGCATTTGCAAATGCTAACGGTGCTTTTGCTGCTGCTAATGCCGCATATATTCAGGCTAATAGTGCATTTATAAAAACAAATGCTGCCTTTGATCATGCCAACGCAGCATATATTTCACAAAATGCCACGGGTCAATACGCTAATGCTGCATTTACACATGCAAACAGTGCATTTGTTCATGCTAACGCTGCATATTTGTCACAAAACGCCACTGGTCAATATGCTAATGCTGCATTCATTTGGGCAAATGCTGCGTACAATCAAGCAAATACAGACAAAGCAAACTTAGTCAACAGCGGTAATACTGCACAGTTATATTCAAATGGTGTATTTGGTCTTCCTGGTAATTTATTATTTCAACCATCCAAAGCAAGAATTACCAATCAGGGTGATGGTGTATTAGCAATAACAGCAAATGCACAAAGTGGTAATACTGGAATATATTTGGACAATGCTGGTCAAGCAGTATTATATGGTAAAACTAGTGTTCTCATTCAGACAAATCAAGGTCTTTTTGATTCACCAACAAAAAGTTTTACTTTTGGTCAAGATAGTGTATTAACATTACCAGATTCATCTGGACAGATCGGTAGAAGTGGTTACACTAATGGTATTGATTTATATAACAATAACGGTGGTGCAGGTTATGTAAGAATGAATTATGCTGACCAATCGGTGGTATGGGTCGATCCGGCTGGAGCGCATATTCAAGCCGCTGGGACGTATACATGGGACTTTGGTACAGATGGTCAGATAACATTCCCAGATACTACAAAACAAAGCACTGCGTTTATTGGTTATGGTATTGATAATGTTGCTAGAGACTCAACCAACTCAGCATTCATTCATGCGAACTCAGCGTTCATTCATTCTAACAGTGCATATGAAAGTCAGAATGCAACAGGTCAGTATGCAAATGCTGCATTCATTCGTGCGAATAATTCGATTGATGCCAATGGTGGTGGTGTAATTACTGGTAACCTAACCGTTACTCAGAATCTTTTTGTTGGTAACCTGTTTGTTACTGGCCAAGTTGTTAGTATCAACTCAAGCACTTTCGTTGCAAATGATACTCTCATTATACTTGGTTCTGGTAATTATTTTTCTGATCTGAAAGATTTAGGTTTTGCTGGTCATTATAATGATGGCACAAATGCTCACTCTGGTCTAATTCGTGATGCAGGAACAAAAGAATGGCATTTATTTAAAGGTTACACTCCAGAAATTGGTGGCGAAAACAATGTTGATATCAATGATCCATCGTTTATAACTGATACACTACACGCCAATTTACGTTCAACATACGTTACAATCAAAAACATTGATATTCTACCAAGAACGAATATCATTTTTGATTTGACGAATGCAGCATTCATTCATGCCAATTCTGGTTTTGTTCACGCTAACGCTGCATACTTGTCACAAAATGCAACTGGTCAGTATGCTAATTCTGCTTTTGTACATGCTAACGCTGCATATCAATCACAAAATGCAACTGGACAGTATGCGAATGCAGCGTTCGTTCACGCTAATGCCGCATATCAAAGTCAAAACGCCACTGGTCAATATGCAAACTCGGCATTTGTTCACGCTAATAGTGCATATGAAAGCCAGAATGCAACTGGTCAATATGCAAATGCAGCGTTCGAACAAGCAAACACTGGCTACAATTTAGCAAACTCTATTGCAAATAATAGTATCGTTGCTGGCACTGCAAATGTAGCAAAATATGTAGAAGTTACAACAAAGTCTGGTGCTAGAAACTATAATGTTGCTTTGCTTGATGCTACAACTGGTAATGTTATTATCGGTGGTAACACAGGACTGACATATCATCCTACACTACAAATACTTTCTGCTCAACTAGGACAATTTGGTCAATCTGTAACAACTTCATCTATACTTGCTGCATCACCTACTGGCTTAATATTCAATACAACTGCTACCGCAATTCGTATGGGTGGTGCAGCAACAACTGTTAATATTGGTAACGCTGGTGGCACTACGAATGTATTCGGTACTCTTGCGGTTAATGGTGTAAGTGTAATTGGATTTACACGGGGTGCATATGACACAGGCAACTCTGCATTCATTCAAGCCAACGCATCATTCAATCATGCTAATGCTGCCTTTGCTGCTGCAAACAATGTGGCACCGCAAGTTCAACCTTCGTATGATACAGCAAATGCTGCGTTCTTACAGGCTAACGGTGCAATAGTTCATGCACAATCAGCATTCAATGCACAAAACACAACCGGTCAATACGCTAATGCGGCATTTATTCATGCCAATGCCGCTTTTGCTGCCGCTAACAATGTATTCCCACAGATTCAACCGTCATACGATACGGCTAATGCTGCGTTTATTCAAGCCAATGCATCGTTTGATAAAGCAAATAATGCTGACGCCAATGCATTGTCTGCGGGTGCATATGCAAATGCCGCTTTTGCTGCTGCTAATAATGTAGCACCGCAAGTTCAACCGGCGTTTCACACCGCAAATGCAGCATTCATTCAAGCCAATGCCGGTATTCTTCATGCACAGTCAGCATTTCATCATGCAAATGCTGGATTTGACGTTGCAAACACTGCTGACGGTAAAGCAGTAACGGCAAGTAACCGTGCCAATGCGGCGTTTATCGTTGCGAATGCTACGACGATTCAAGCCAATGCCTCTTTTGATCATGCAAATTCTGGATTTGTGCAAGCAAACTCTGCATTCTTCCATGCAAATGGTGGATTTATTCAAGCGAATGCATCATATAATCAAGCGAATGCATCATTCATTGTAGCGAATGCAACTTCGTCACAGGCTAATGCAGCATTTGATCATGCGAATGCAGCCTTTGCTTCTGCGAACAATGTAGCACCACAAGTACAACCAGCATTTAATACCGCTAATGCGGCGTTTATACAAGCAAATGCCGGTATTTTCCATGCACAGTCGGCGTTTAATCACGCCAATAGTGGGTTCATTCATGCTAATTCATCCTACATTCATGCAAATGCTGCTTTCAATGCAGCAAATAATGCATCGGATCCGTGGGTTCGTGGACAAGCAAATGCGGCCTTCATACAAGCAAACGCCGCTTTTGATAAGGCAAATACAGGTGCTAATGCTGAAGTTACAACATTCACTACAACATCGAATGGTGCTGTTTCTACTTACGCTTTAGGATTTACACCAGCATCAAATAGTGCTGTGATTGTATCGATTGGTGGTATTGTTCAATTAGAACAAGATGATTATTTGATTAATAGAACTAATAATTCTATTTCGTTTAACGAACCGCCACCAGCAGGACAAAAGATTCGTGTTGCTGGTTTCAATAACGTAAATCCATATTTTCTTGATGTTGCAAATTCCGCTGGTGCTGTTGTGTCAACATATGATACTGTTGGTGATGGTTCAACTCAAGCATTTAGTATTGGATTTAAACCCGAATCAAACAAAGCCATTTTTGTTTCTATTGGTGGTATTTTACAACCTGAAAGTGCATATACTGTAAACCCATCAACAAACACGGTTACATTTATCACAGCGCCAGGTAATAATGAAAACATTCGAATTGTTGGTTTTGAAAAAATCAACCCTTACTTTATTCAGTATGTAAGTTCAAATGTTTCCGTATCTGTGTTTGAAACGACATCGAACGGAACAACTGCAACATTTAACTTAGGGTTTAACCCTCAAGCACGTGAAACATTAATTGTAACGATTGATGGTATTGTTCAGTCTATAAATGATTATACTGTCAATACGGCTACACAAACAATTACATTAGATGAAATTCCTGCTAGTGGTGAATTGGTACGTGTTGCCACTATGTACACAACAGCAAACGCATTTGTTATTGCAGACGGTAGCATAACATCTCAAAAACTTGAGACATCACTGAATACTTCAATTCAGTCTGCGGCGACAACAGGTAAAGCAATTGCAATGTCAATTGTATTTGGTGGTTAACTCTAAATAGACAAAAATGAAATAAAATGACGCAAAGAATAAACACTAATAGATTTGCTAATACTTCGGTTACTGGAGTTAAAATAGCAAATAATACGATTACTTCCGTAAAACTTGCTCCAGTAAATCGTTTATTGGAAAATGCCAATTTAATTTCAAGTTCAACTAGTGGTAATGTAAATGTGTCTCTTGATGATAATTCGGTGTACTATGTAACGAGTAACGTTGCTGGTAATGTTACATTCAATATTCGGGTAAGTCCAGAAACTTCTTTGAATAGTTTTATGGCAAATGGTCAATCAATTACTACAGCGTTCATACTGACGCAGGGTTCTACACAATTTTTGGCCAACCTTGCAATCGATGGTCTTTATCAATCGAGTAACACACGATGGAGCAGCAATACCAGACCAACTTATTCAGCATCACTTACGAATCAACAATTAGATGTTTATACCTTTACGTCAATAAAAATAGGATCCAATTCGTTTTCAGTTTTAGGATCAAGAACATCATATGGATTTGGTTAATTAAATGTCAGAACAAAAAGTAGAATCGGGTCGTATTGCAGAGGGTGCAGTTATTGGTAACAAAATTGCAAGCAATGCTATTCGTGCAAACAATATTGTTGCAGGTCAAATTGCAGGTAATACTCTTGCTTCAAACCTTCACATATCTTTGGCGCAGGTACTAGAAACCGCAAACGTTTATTCGACTGCTGTTGGTGGTAATGTAAACATTGATTTAGAAAATAATACAGTTTATTTCTTCTCTTCAAACACAACAGCAAATGTAACTTTTAATTTTAGAGCAAATACTCAAAATACTCTTGACTCACAGTTATTAATTGGTCAATCAATCACAACAGCAATTTTGTTGAAACAGGGTGCTACAAGATATCGTGCCAATGTTTATATTGATGGAACTTTACAATCTCCTTTTTATTTGGGAAATTCTGCTCCTTCTTTTGCCACGACACAACAAGAATCAATTGATCTTTACTCTTTCAATGTTATAAAAACAGCGTCAAATACTTACACTGTATTGGCATCAAACAGTAGTTTTCAAAGAGCATTAAATCAGAATCCATAAGGTGTTAAATGATACAGAAAGTTCAAACTGGAATAATACAAGTTGGTGCAGTTACAGGTAATCTAATTGCAAATAATGCTGTTAGTTCTAATAACATTGTATCACCTCCCGATATTTTTGACGATGCATTTTTATTCGGTGGAATGTAATGCCTTTGTTGTCAACTTTTGCGGTTGCTTCTTTTCCTGGAATTCTTGGTAGAGGTATCTCTGCCAGTGCCGGTTTAACTACATTCACAGTTAGTCGAATATTCACTGAAACAACTAACTGGGTAGCACCATCTGGTGTATCATCAGTTGAGTATCTTGTCGTTGCGGGTGGCGGTGGTGGAGGAAGATATGGTGGTGGTGGAGGTGCAGGTGGATACAGAATAAGTCCAAGTCTTTCCATAACACCAGGAGAAACATACACAATTACCGTTGGTGCAGGTGGTGCTGGTCATGTAGGTGATGCTCAATCGGGTGGTAATGGTGCAAATGGTTCCAACTCTGGTGTATGGGCAGCGTCACCGTTTCCTGCTGTCTGGTCAACAGGTGGAGGTGGTGCGGGAAATTATGGAAATTCAACAGGCAGTCCAGGACATTCTGGTGGTTCAGGCGGTGGTGGTGGACAAAATAATGGTGGCTCAACTTCAGGTGGTCTTGGCACACCGGGACAGGGAAATAATGGAGGTGCTGGTGCACCCACTTGGCCAGCACCAGCATGTGGTGGAGGTGGCGGCGGTGCTGGAGGCGCTGGACAAACTGGAACTCCTCCAGGAGTAGGTCAGGGTGGTGTTGGAAGTTTTAGCACAATAACAGGATCAAACACTGGTTACGCTGGAGGTGGCACTGGTGCGGGTTCAAATCGTCCTGGTGGTGATGGTGGTGGTGGGTATGGTTATGCCGCTGGACAACCAGCAAACACTAATGTGGATGGAGTTTTTGCAAGAGGTGGTGGTGGCGGTGGGTCACAAGACAATCCTATTAGTGGAGTGGCCAGAGCAGGCAATGGTGGCTCTGGCACGGTCATTCTTCGTTATACAGAAACACCGAACACTAATGGCATTTATGTTTTTGCAAACACAGGCCAATTAGTAATACCAGAAGGCGTTACATCAATTGATTATTTGTTAGTCGCTGGTGGAGGTGGTGGCGGTGGTCGTATTGGTGGTGGTGGCGGTGGCGGTGGTGTGTTGCAGGGAACAGGTTATCCTGTAAGTCCTGGCTTTTTATACACGATCCAAATTGGTGCTGGTGGTGCTGCTGGTGCAGCGGCGTATAATAATATAATTGGTTCTGGTGCTAATGGCGCACAAACAATTCTTGCTACTAGTAATACAAGCACAGCAAATGTTGCACAAACTGCTTTATTCTCAGCAATAGGCGGAGGTGGTGGTGCTTACACAGACAGTGGACCCGGTCGTTCTGGAGGTTCTGGTGGTGGTGGTGGAAGAGGACCTGGTGCTGGTGCTAGTTTAGGAACACCCGGACAAGGATTTGCTGGAAGTATCGCCGGTGGTGCTGGTGGTAATTCGGGTGATCGTTCCGGTGGAGGTGGTGGTGCTGGCGGTGCTGGGTTTGGTGGACCATCGGGAACAAGTTCTAATGGTGGTATAGGAATATTTTCGTCAATCACAGGTTCAAACACAGGGTTTGCTGGTGGTGGTGGGGGCAGTTCTTATTTAAATCCAACTAACACACCTTTTGGACATTCTATTTGTGGTGGTGCAAATGGTGTAAATACTCCAAGTTCGGCAACAGGTGGAGTTGCTGTTTCAAATAGAGGCGGTGGAGGTGGAGGTGGTGGGTACGCAGGAGAACCTGGCACAGTTGGTGGTGCAGGTGGTTCAGGTTTTGCTGTTATTAAAGTCTCTTCAACAGTAAATAAAGTATTGACCTTCACAACCGCATCGGCTTGGCTTGTCCCTACTGGAGTCACTTCTATTGAATATCTTATAGTTGCTGGTGGAGGTGGCGGCGGTTCATTTGGTGGTGGAGGTGGCGCTGGTGGCTATCGTACTGGTTCAGGTTTTGGTGTAAGTTCTGCACAAACATGGACAGTTGTTGTTGGTGCTGGTGGTGCTGGTGCTGGTGGCACAGATACAGGTGTTAATGGAAGTAATGGTACGAACTCGGGCATTTATACAGCAACGACTTCGTTGTGGTCAACAGGTGGTGGAGGTGGTGGTGCAAGAGGTGGTAATCCATATGCCGGTACCAATGGATTTTCTGGAGGTTCAGGTGGCGGTGGTGGACAAGATAATCCTGGTGGTGGTTCTTCAGGCCTTGGTGGTTTAGGAACACCAGGTCAAGGCAACAATGGTGGCGCTGGCAAAAATGGAACCAGCGGCGTGCCAGATCATTCTGGAGGTGGTGGCGGCGGTGCAGGTTCAGTAGGACTTTCCGCTGACTCAACTGGTCCATTTGGTGCAAATGGCGGCGCTGGTTTATTTTCATCAATCTCTGGTGCAAATACAGCATATGCTGGCGGTGGTGGTGCAGGTGTTTATACTAACGGTACTGTTGGATTTGGTGGTGGTGGATACGCATCATATGGTTCTAATGGTGTAGTAACAGGAACGCCTTATGGTGCAGGTAATGGTGGTGGTAATTATAGCCCCTTATATACAGTTGGAACAAATGCAAATAATGCCACTGGTGGTGGCGGTGGTGGCGGAGGATACACTTATTTTGGTGGAACAGGTGGTTCTGGTGTGGTTATTATCAAATGGACATAAAATAAATAAACAACTATGGCAACTATAAACACAAGACAACAATTCAAAGACTACTGCTTGCGCCGACTTGGTTGGCCAGTCATTGAAATTAACGTTGATGATGATCAAGTAGATGATCGCATTGATGACGCTTTAAATTTCTGGCGTGACTATCACTATGATGGCACAGAGAAATTATTTATGAAACATCAAATTACTCAAGCAGATATTGATCGCCAATGGATTTATTGTCCTGATGCTGTACAATTTGTTACTGGTATTTTTCCGTTTGATCAATCAAACGCATCGATTAATATGTTTGACCTGCGTTATCAATTACGCCTGCATGATTTGTATGACTTCACATCAGTATCATATGTGTCGTATGAAATCACAATGCAGCATTTACGTACATTGAATTTATTGTTCTCTGGTACACCACAGTTTCGTTTTAATCGTCATCAAAATAAAGTATTTCTTGATATTGATTGGACACGTGATGTTCAACCAGGAGATTATGTTGTCGTTGAATGTTATCGTTTGATTAGGCCAGAAACAGTGACACTTACTGGTACTGTAACGGGTTCACCATCGTCAAACACAATAGTTGGTTATGGTACAAAATTTGATCAAGAGATTGTGCCATTTGACTTCATCACAATTGGCGGTGAATCAAAGCAAGTAGGTAATATTCAATCGCCGACAAGTATCACATTGGTTGGACCACCAACATTGACACATGATAACGCTGCTATTTCAATTGAAGGCACAACTGATGTGTGGAATGATCGTTTCCTCAAACAGTTAGCCACGGCAAAGATTAAGCAACAATGGGGCAACAATCTCAAAAAATTTGAAGGCATTCAAATGCCGGGTGGCGTCACATTGAACGGCCAAAAGATTTACGATGAGGCGTCTGAAGAAATAAAAGAAATGGAAGAACAGATTTACATGATGGGCTCACTACCTTCTGAAATCTTTACTGGCTAATGACTACTAATTTTTATTTTAATAATTTTCCGTCAAAGTTGGGTGGTGGTAATGTCATCACTCCTGAACAGTTATTGGTTGAAAATCTTGTTATTGAAGCACTCAAGATTTATGGATTGGATGTTTATTATTTACCACGTACAACACGTGATCAAGTAGATTACCTGTTTGGTGAAGATGTTCTGAAAGAATATCGCATTGCACATCCAATTGAAATGTATTTGGAAAATGTAAATGGTTTTGATGGTGATCAAGACTTTATATCTAAATTTGGTTTAGAGATTCGTGACGAAGTAACATTACTTGTATCTAGATTAAGATTTAGATATGCAGTCAATGGTTTAACACGTCCTCTTGAGGGTGATTTGATTTACATACCAATGACCACAAGTTTCTTTGAAATTACCAATGTAGAATCAGAAAATGATCAAGCAATGTTTTACACATTGGGTCGTGGTCGTGGTGGTAATGTGTATGTGTATGCTTTGAAGTTGAAACAGTTTTATTTCTCCAATGAGATTATTGAAACTGGCATTTCAGAAATTGATGGAAATATACGTAATTACTATCCTAAACTTCGTATTTCATTAGGTTCTGGTTCAGGTAAATTTTTGAATGATGAAATCGTATACCAAGGCTCTTCATTATCAACTGCTACAGCACAAGCCTTAGTTTATGATTTTCAACCAAATGCATATATTGATGTGTACCGTATGCAAGGTGATTTTACTTCAACTGCAAATGTACATGGCAATACAAGCAGCGCACAGTGGACAGTAACACTAGCGTCTGATGCGCCAACACAAAATACACCATTTGAAGACATCATTGACAATGCTCGTATTGAAGCAGCAAGTGATGGCATCATTGACTTTACGGAAGTTAATCCGTTTGGAGAACCGTAATGTTAGGTAATGCACAATTTTATCACCGCACTATTCGTAAGATGGTCGTTGTGTTTGGTACAATGTTCAATGATCTTGAAATTGTTCGTTACACACAAGCAGGTGCACCAAAAGAAAAACTTAAAGTTCCGTTGTCGTATGGACCAAAAGAGAGATATCTAACACAGATTACTTCTGATCCAAATTTAGTTAAATCAATCAATTCTGTTATACCAAGAATGTCATTTAATCTTGACAGTCTTGAGTATGATATGAGCCGCAAACAGATTTCAACCTTACAAAATTTTGCTGCTGCTACAAACACGGGTGTTGCAACACAATATTTACCTGTACCATATAACTTTGAATTTAGTTTATCGATCTATGTTCGAAATACAGAAGATGGCACACAGATACTAGAACAAATTTTACCATTCTTCACACCAGATTTCAGTGTTGTGGTAGATTTTATTCCACAAATGGGTCAAAAGTATACTGTTCCTATCATATTAAATTCTGTAGCATCTACGGTTGAGTATGAGGGTGGCATGGGTGATGGCACCACAAGAATCATTATTTGGGATTTGACATTTACTGCCAAGAGTTTCATTTGGCCACCAGTCAAATCTGGTAAACTTATCAATCAAGCTAATACAAACATCAACATTGACCTTACATCTAAACAAATACAAAAAGTCTATGTTGATTATGCAAACGGTAACAATGTATTTACCACAGGTGAAACGATTCGTGACAGCGCAAATGGCTTCTTCGGTACTGTAGAATACTTCAGCAATACTTCACTTGGTACATTAGTTATTACAGGTGGCAATGAATACATTAAACCAGGATACACACTTACAGGTGATTACTCTGGTGCAAGATACAATGTGTCTACATTGGATTCCACTTCAATTAATGCGGCGGCTGTAATAGTAGAGCCTACTCCTGCAAACACTGCACCACCTGCTGATTATGGATTTATTGAAACAATTAAAGAATGGCCTGATACATTATCATGAAAAAATTAAATAAAAATTTATCTGAAATTTTTGATGTTGAACCAATCGAAGAAAAAACTTTAGAAACATTACCTGTTCTTGTAAACGACAATAGCAATGAAATTGATGCTGATGCTGAATTTGCCCGCACAAATATGCGTACATTGATTGACAATGGCAATAGAGCATTGACAGAATTGGCATCAGTTGCAAATCAGTCAGAGTCACCAAGAGCATATGAAGTCTTAGCCACAATGATGAAAAATCTGGCTGAGATGAACAAAGATTTGTTGGAACTTCAGAAACGTAAAAAAGAACTTGCACCCCAATCCGAGTCAACAAAAGGTGTCAACATAGATAAAGCAGTCTTTGTTGGCTCCACTAACGAATTACTTAAAATGATTAAAGGAAATAAATAAAATTATGGAACAATTAATCGAACAGATGAAGGTCATTTTGGGTACAAACTTTGGTTTGTATTTTAAAGCACATACCTTTCATTGGAATGTAGAAGGACCAAACTTTATTGAGTATCATAATTTTCTTGGTGCTTTTTATGAAGGTGTGTTTGCCAACACAGACCCAATTGCAGAACACATTCGTGCGTTAGGTTCATACGCACCAACAACTTTGGCAAGAATGATGGAACTATCAAAGGTGCAAGACATCGTTGCTATTCCTTCACCACTCATCATGATGTCCGAACTTGTTGCCGATAACGACAAATACATTATGGAACTACGTGCTGGTATTGCAATTGCTGACGCTGCTGACGAACCTGCCGTAGGAAATTTTTTGCAAGATATTCTTGATGCTCATCAGAAACATGGCTGGATGCTAAAGAGTTTCACACGTTAAATTATGGATGACGGATACCTTGGTAATGCCCGACTTAAAAGAGTCGGTGTTGAAATATCCTATACCGAAGAACAACTAAAAGAAATTGTAAAATGCACCGAAGATCCGGTGTACTTTATTCGTACCTACGTTAAAATTGTCAACGTAGATAAGGGTCTTGTTCCATTCGAGATGTGGCCGTTTCAGGAAGAGATGGTCAATCAATTTCATAACAATCGTTTTGTCATTGCAAAGATGCCACGACAGGTTGGTAAAACAACCACAACTGTTGGCTATATGCTTTGGTCTGCATTATTCAACGAAGAATTTGTAATTGGTATTCTTGCCAATAAACTTCAACTTGCACAAGACATTCTTGCCAAGATACAAAAAGCCTATGAGTATCTACCTATGTGGCTTCAGCAAGGTATCATCAACTGGAACAAACGTTCAATTGAATTGGAAAATGGCTCAAAGATTTATGCGTATGCAACATCAGCAGCAGGTGTCCGAGGTGGTTCATACAATCTAATCTTCCTTGATGAATTTGCGTTCGTGCCGCATAACATGGCAGTAGACTTTTTCACTTCTACTTACCCGGTTATCTCATCTGGTAAAACATCTAAAGTAATTATTGTTTCTACACCAAACGGTCTGAATCTATTCTACAAGATGTGGACTGATGCTTTAGAAAAGCGTTCCACATATAAGACACTTGAGATTCACTGGTCACTGGTACCAGGCCGTGATGAAAAGTGGAAAGAAGAAACGATACGAAACACCTCTGAAGAACAATTCAGACAAGAATTTGAAACTGAGTTTATTGGTTCTTCAGCAACATTAATCTCTGGTTCCAAAT